ATAAGAATACTATGGTTATTAAGACTCCTGCTGAAGCAAAAGATTTAGATAGTTTTAGTTCTGAAAGATATCAAATACTTGAAAGGTTCTTTAAGACCAAAGTACCGTTCTATCGTGTAGTCGATTCACGTAGCGGTGAGGAAATGGTTCTTAGTGACGAAGAGTTCGCTACCTTTCTACAAGAAAATCCCGGTGTGTTTGAGCGTGGATTAATGAGTTTTGAAGAAGTTCTTCAAACTCGCATTGGTGTTGTTGCGACTGTTGGTGAGGTTGTTCTATACGAAACTGTTCTCAATACTGATGTTTATCCTATCGTTCCTTTACCGAATATATGGTCAGGTACTCCGTATCCAAAATCGGATGTATCAAGGACTCGACCAATGCAGAGACTACTCAATAAACTATGGTCTCTGGCTTTGTCACACGCTCAAGCTTCTGCCGGGTTAAAACTTTTAGTTCCTTTGGGAAGTGCTATCAATGGACTTGACCAGTTAGAAAGAGACTGGGCAAACCCAAATGCAGTCATTGAAATTGATACTTCTCAGGGTGAACCACATTATCCAGCTCCAACACCGTTAGCTTCTGAGTTCTATCGGTTGATTGAACAAGCTGAGTTTTATATAGATTTTATCTTTGGTCTTCCTGAGATGATGCATGGATTTTCCGAGAAAGCTCCTGATACAGTTCGTGGTACGGAACGTATGATGATGTTAGGTTCTGAGCGTCCAAAGTCAAAATTAAGGGATATTGAATTTAGTGTTAATATCATTGGAAGATTATTGTATTCATTCTGTAAAGGTCATTATACATTCCAAAAGATGTTTCGATTGGTACAACCAAATAACAATATTAATGAAGTATCTGTGAATATGTTGTATACCGATATGAATCAAACAGTAATTGATATTGCAAAAGACAGGAACAATATTGGTCAACATGACGTTAGAATTGAACCAGGTTCTACATTACCAACAAGTAAGTGGGCTGAGTATGGTGTATACTTTGAAGCTTACCAGGCCGGGTTGATTGATAGAACAGAAGTATTAAAGAAGAACCCAGAGATATTCGATAAAGAAAGTATTTTATCACGAATGGGTGAAATTGCTCAGTTGCAACAAGCTAATGAACAGTTGCAACAGCAAGTTAAAGAATTGCGGGGAGACCTGCAAACGGCACAAAGGGAGTCTGTCCAAGACAAGAAGAGAGTTGCGGTTGAGAAATTCAAACGAGACTTATCTGAAGTACGGTCAGACGCGAAAGCAGAAAAGAAAGTGCAAACAAATAAGTTTGCCGATACAGTGAAGTTCGAGTTGGAGAAATTGAAGCCTATTGTAGAAAATATGCAAGAAGGCCCAGGTTCTGCTCCTGAAGAACTCGAAACATTGTAGAAAGGAAAATCATGGAAGATTATTTAGCTGAAGCAAATTCCAGCGAGGACGTTATTGATAACGTTGTAGCTGGGACTGATGAAATGAATCCTTTTGCTGATGATAATAGTGCATTTACTGAGTCGGGATACGAAGGTGTCGCTCAGCCTGTTTCGGATAGCGAGACTTCACACGTAGACTGGGAGGATGAAAGCAAAAAGTGGCAATCATTATATGATAAGTCACAGACAAGTTTAACTAAACTTGAAGATGCTCTTGGTACTGCAGTGGAGATGCAGCAGAACAATCAGGCCGCAACTGTTAATCAGCAGAGAGAACAAGTTCCACAGGTATCCGAGGAAGAATTTAATCCTTGGGACGCCTATTACAAGCCGGATTCGCCGTCTTATCAAATGAGAACTGCTCAGGAGAATAAGTCGGTGTCACGTGCTATTGAAGGTCATATGTCTCAAATGAATGAGAATATTGCCTTGAATAACACGATTAATGAGTTAAAGAACGTTCATAGGATGCCCGATGACGATGTTAAAGAATTTTTACAGTTCGTTACCCAACCGAAAGAAAATGTCGGTTTGGATAACCTTGTAAAACTTTGGCAGGATGTCAACGGTAAAAAAGCATCTCAAGGCGTTTACGACTCACTTGAAGCGGTAAGAGCTTCCAAGAAAGCTCCCCCAAGTCCTGGGGCCATACAAGGCCAAGACCCAAGAACACGTCCAAAAAATGATGCGGATGCGGCTTGGGCGGGAGTTATGGGAGCAAATGTTCATGGAAGATTACCGTAAATCTTAAACAAAAAAGGAGTGTAAAATGGCAATTACTCAAGGTGGAGTAAAAACTACAGATGTCGTCCAAGCTTCGTCTAATAGTCACGCAAGTGTACATGGTACTACGCCTGACGTTAGACGGTTATATAACTTTGGAGACAGAGTAGCAGACCTCTCACCAGAAGAATCGCCCTTTTTCGTATACTTAAGCAAAGTAAGCAAAGTACCTACTGATGATTCAGTCTTTCGTTTCTTGGAAGACCGTTCTAAGATTGATTGGACTACTCGTAGTTTTGTGTTGGGAGCGGACATTAATGGAGCCGCTGCTGTTGCAGCCGGTGAAAGTCATGCAATGACTGTAGCTGATGCGGCAACCCCAGCAGCATCTATTGATTGGTTAATCAAAGGAATGGTATTCGCAGTTGAAACGGCACCAGGAGCTAGTGCTCTTGTTAGAGTAGAGACATCACCTGTAGATGCTGGTACTACAACCACATTTACTGGTAAAGTTATTAGTCTTTCTGCTAGTGGAGTCAGTGGATATAATGTTTTATCTGATGATGACTCGTGTCAAGTTATTGGTACTGCTTTTGCTGAAGGTACAGGTTCTCCTGATGTTTGGTCAAGTGAAATAGAAGACAATTATGGTTACACGCAGATTTTTAAAACTGCGGCTGAAATGACAAATACAGCAATTGCTACAAAATATCGCGGATATGCGAATGAGTGGCAACGTATTTGGGCACTTAAGCTTCGTGAACATAAAGTTGATATTGAACGAGCCATGCTTTTTTCACAAAAAGCACGTCAGGGAAGCGTACAACATACGGAAGGGCTCGCTGGTCATATTCTAAAGAATTCGACAGCGCAAGCAACACACACTACTGCACTTAGTTATTCATCTGGTAAAGCATATTTGCGTGTGGAAACAGCTGCAAATCTTACCTACGATTTATTACTTGGTGATTTAGAAGTGTTGTTCGACCCAGCAAGGGGTGGAAGTGGGGACAGACTTGTTCTCGCTAGTCTACCAATAATTACTTTCTTTAATAAACTCGGTGATGGTGCATTCATGGATGCTTCTATTGGATATGGTGGTGCCAGTAGGTACAACTTTGATTCTAAACAAGGAGCATTTGGACATAAAGTAATGACAATCGAGACTATTCATGGAACTTTGCATCTTGTAAAAGAACCTTTGTTCCGTGGTATTTCAAGTGGATTTATGCTTTTTGCTGATATGAGCAAAGTTGCGTATCGTCCTCTCGTTGGTAATGGAGTTAATCGTGATACTTATATTACGACTAATGTACAGAGCGACGATGAAGACCTTCGTAAAGACATGATTCTTACTGAAGCTGGTCTTGAAGTGACATTACCTGAGTCTCACATGATGTACGAAATCTCGGACTTGTAAGGAGGATAATTATGAGAGCTGATGTTTTAAATACAAATAGTGGTCAGTACGATGGTAAAACTAGAGCTGAAACTATTTTCGAGTGGGATTATATTAGTTGTGCTCCACCTGTGGTGCATGCTTTTGGTAATTCCGCAACTGATGTTTATGCAGATGGGGATAAGTTTGGTATAATTTGGCCTGGGCCAAGTGGACAAATGTATCCAAGTGTAGCGTCTTGTGTAGGTGCTTTTACAGCAGTAGGAACAATTCCTAATGTTGATGGAGCAGTTCCCGCAACGGATACAAATAGTACCGTAGCAGGTTTAAATATGCAGATGGATGCTGAAACTGCAGATAACACTGGTGTCGAAATAGTTTTTAGTGGTAGTCAATATGGTAGTGCAAGTAACAAGATTGTTGCTGGTACTCATTCTGCAGTTATAGATGTAACATGGAATAATGTTGACTGGTCTGATTATGACGCTTGTGTAATAGGGCTTAGAAAGGTTGAAGAGTTTGAAACAGGTCATGGCGGCATTTTAGCTGCTGGTTCTGGAGACCCTCTGTATACTGATTTTGTAGCTTTTGGA